TGGGTACACCTTCAAAATGCCTATTCAATTTAATGGTGAAACTCATTGCATTGGATGATGTCGAGATTTCCTCGAATAGTATGATCACTGTGTGTGGTCTCATTAGTGACTTGACATCCATGTAACAAACGTCATTATTTGCTGATTCAGGATCCATGTAAGTAAATTTGGTGGATTAATTGGTTTAATCGAATGTCCTTCTAACGAAACTGACTGGTCCTCTGAATGATCTGTAATAAGCTGTAAATTTGGTAGTCAAGTTTTCAGGAAAAAGTAATTTTTGCTTACCGTCTGCTAGTGACACTTCATAGGGTACTTCTTAAGCAACGTTGAAATCAGAGTAAAAGTTACCGACACCAGGGAAGTCGGCCATACCATGACTCAAAGTGGGTGATCTAGCATCTTCGTACCTGACGGCATCATCATTATTAAAAGGTTTGTAAAGCCCTTCTATAGTCGAAATGTTACCTACTAACGATTGTTCGTAATAGTTATGTTATCCGTGACAACTGTCTAGCATAGCGTCTATTGAATTTATGATGTTATTTTATTGCCTATTATAAAACATCCTAATACGTCCTGATTCACTATCCGATGATGATGTTTTGTACAGTCTAAAACCACCTGATACCAATCTAACGTTACTGGCTACTTGTTGAAAACCAGCATTGCCAGATACCTCGGTCTGATCCTTGATATCCTAAAATGTAATTCCTTCTTGTGTTAGGTAAGTCTATCTGAGTTCCACATTTGAATCTGCACCACCGTTTAAAGGTATATTAAATTATTAACTTTGTATGCCTGAAAGTAGTGCATCGGGTATATTCTTATAAAATCCTATGCTTGGTACTCCACAAGCTTTAAAGTCGATCACCATCATTGAAGTACCCGTATTGGTGGCGCTAGCTCCCGGTACTGTAAATGAAAAATCTTGTTTATCTTACAGAAGTACGGAGTAGTTAGGTATCAATTCAGGTATACGTGCTGAATATTCAAATGGTTAGGACATTGATCTGAGGTATCTTTCATTGTCATCTGTTAGTTCAATTTTCTTAACCATTTTATCAAAGACTTCCATCTGTTACTAATGGTCCTTAGCTAGATCTCTTGCTATTTCCATAGTAGCGTTCTTGTTGTATATCACCTGAGGGTCCTCTGTGTGTAATCCGTAAGTAGCCATATCAGTTATACGTACGGGTTGTTACTGTCCTGGTCCTCTTTATTTAGCTTAAAGGCTCTGTAGTTAATTGATAGGCATAGAAAATCTCGTGTTTAGATAGTTTTGGTTATAGATCTTATCGAGTAGTTATTTATAGCCGCTGACCACAGGTTAATTTGCAAAATCAGGATCATTATATCTATTGGCTTTCCATTTCCTTTCTGCCACCGACCAATCGAACCCGAGTTTTTCATTATGTGCATTAATTTATGATATTTTCCTCTTAGCTTACAATACGCCCAATGACCATTTCATATTAACGTACAGATTAGTATTTACATGAAAGAATATGCCTAAAATGGCACAATCACCAAAATACGGTGCCAAAGTTGTAAATTCTTGCTCGTTGGTCAACTCTATTATGATAAAATAAACATTGGGTAACATATATGGACGTAAGTCAATTAACGATTGTCGGTCGAACTGGTCAATACTCAAAAACCCTGGTTCTTTAGATTTGATAAGTTATACATTATTGTCTTATATAACCAATTTATAATTACGTGATCCTTCTGATAGCAAAGACCACGCTTCATCCTGTGTCATAGATGTTTATGCTGATCCTTAACCTTGGTTTACTCTCTTGGAAATAAGTTAGTCTATGAATTTCTGCATGAGGTGTGATGTGTTATAATTTCGCTACTAGAGCTTAATCTCGGTAGCACGATAAGCATTTCTTACTGTCGCTTATTATCTAGTTTGGATGGGCTGTTGTTATTAATCAGGACAATCAATTAATATTTCCTTACTTAGTTGAGTATCTCTTGGTGATTTATCATTAGCATATTGGAATTAATGATCACCGGTTCCCTTAATGATAGTACTCATGTTACATTGAGTTGTCATCTTATTCTTATCATCCACTAACTCTTTATATTTACCTAAAAGGTTTAATATGATGTCATCGTCACCGATATTATCATCTATCCCACAAAGCTTGGATTTGATACGGTTGGTCATGATCCATGTAGTAGAATGTTCAAATAGTGAGTCAATATAGGTTCGAACCATAACCCTGGTAGACGTACCGTTTTAATCACATGCGTTATAGTATCTTCTTATGCGTCCTGAAAAAGAGTTCTAGCTGTATTCACCGCAACCGACTCTATACTAATTCAATACTATAGATTTTGCTGCCACTTAACCTATACTCCACTTCTCATCTAATAGTTGGTATATAGAATGTTTATCGATGCTGTTCATATCGGATGTGTGATCATATTTTTCTGACTTCTCTAATAACCTACCGTATATTCTTATTAATTTGGTATACACTTTAATATGTGATGTTTGCATGATATCTCTTTTTGCTCTAAAATACGATAATAACGCATTGAACACATCTGATAATCCTTCGCTTGGAAAGGCATATCTAGATAATAATGATATGAGTTTTAACATATTAATCTCCATAGCTTAAGGGTGAACATATTTGTTACTATCACTCATAACGTATTAAGGTATGTTGCTTTGGTCTGATACTATCATCAATTTCCTTAACATTTTAGCAATCTATGGTACTAAAATTGGTCCCTCGTCATCTTTTCGAATGACGTTACCACAAAATTCGAATTTATCGTGCTCAATATCGTCGTCATAGTCAGATGAAAAGTATCCACCTGTGGTTTAAAACCCTATTTGACTGAACGTTTTGTGGATGTTGTCCAACAACTCGTCTGACATGTGTTTAAAAAATCCTATAAAATCATCTCCTTCCACCAAAAATTCCATATTCTGCCCTTCTGTAAAACCGTTCTACTCAAATACGTAATTCATTACTAACAAATTGATGATAGTATTACCTAGAGCGGTCATTAACACGCCTG